GGTTACTTTAAGTTATAATGCCCCATCATCGGGGCGGAATAACGTTAACGGAGCAACTCCTTCTCCAAACATTCCACATCACCACCTTTTGGCATCGGTCACTTTTAAAATAACAGACTACTTTGGAAATCATATTTTCCGTCATCATACCCGCATTTCCATGTTATTGATTTTGTATCATCATATGGTTGACATCTCTTTCCTGCGTTCCATCCGTCAATATATTGTTGCGGAACTTCAATTGGCTTATTCATTTCTAATCTAAACCAAGAATCAATATCACAAAATCTGCCATACTTAGCCTTTTCATGCCGATTCTTCTCATCCTCAACGCCCTTTTCATAAACCTTATTTATAATAATCTGAAAAAGGTCAACAGGCGTTTTTGCTTCGTCAATCGAATTAATGACGATTTTCTTCAGCGTTTCAAAATCCATAATCTCTCCTTTTAATAAATCATGCGGGTAAGGATTTGCACCTCACATAGCCGTGGCGTAGCCAAGCCACTTTATCAGAAGTCTCACATGACGGGTCGCCAGCACTTCATACCTACCCGTTATAGCGTCTACCTATTCCGCCACCGCATTGATTCCTTTAACTTCATAATGCCGGGTAGGATTTGCACCTACCATGATAGCCTTTTCGCAGATGTCGGGTCGCATGACTTTCGTCCTTCTTCTCAACGGGTAACGTTACCTCCCGTTTCGTGACTATCTCCCGCTAACACGTCTACCTATTCCGTCACGGCATTGGTCACTTTAATGAACTTCCGCCCATGCAATCAGAGCATTACGATAGAAATACTCCGGGTCACCTTTTACACATTCCCCACGGCACTTTTTGCCATTTACCATCGTAAGAGTGGCAATATACAGTTTGTGCTGATGGTCAATGATATAAATTGGTGTATCAACGGGTGCTGTTTCAAAATTTTCCATGTCAAACCTCCGGATTGGTCACTTTACGTTTCAATACTTCCGAAATACTTAATCAGGCTATAAATTACATCTGCAATCTTTCCATATCCTGCCGTAGACGGATGAACGGAATCTGTGCTTACCGTCATTTGGAAATCGCTGTTCCGTGCGCTGACATTTACGGAACTATTCGGATAATCATGACACGGATCAACATTCAGATAAACAGGGCAGAGATAAATTCCTTCGTTCTCACGCCCGTCATAATTATCCACGATAATTTTGTGGATACGCATATTCACATCAAATTGCGATCTTGTATTATTCTCCATGTAAGCACCGACAGGCGGCATCCAGAGAGCGATTTTGATTGTTTTCCCTGCGGCTGTTGCGTATGCCTTTATACTGGCAATCATTTCATCCCAGTATTCAATGATGTTCGCATCCGTGCTGTGGTCACTTCTGGAAGGAGCAACGTCATTCGTGCCAAGACAGATAAACACATAGTCAACACCGGGGAACGCATTTCCTGTTGCCGAAGGATACGATGTTCCTGCATAATAGGAGAAATCAAAATGCCCATTGTTATAGAAAGGATTTGTATAGCTTAATCCTGCCCTGTCATCAGACCCTTGAGCGCACCGACAATAAGTATATGCTCTCCATCCGCTTCGACCCTCATTCGGAGCGGTTTCGGTTCCTAACGTTCCGACCAGTGTCACATCCATCACATCGTCAGCAAACAGGTCTACCACATACTGCGGATAGTGGTCTGCATCCGTCATGCTGTCACCGATAAACATAACTTTTTTTGATAGTCCGCTTCCTGCTGTTTTCTGAACAGCGGCAACATTGATTGAATTTGACTTTGTATAAACCGAATCATTATCCTTATAAAAGCGAACAGAAATTGAACTATCTGTTGTTGCGTTATTTTCCGGAGTCCATCTGCCGAAATGTTTATAGGTTGTAAACACACCAGAGAACAGCATAAAATGCCATTTTTCTGGGTTCGCATACCTGACAATATTCTGATAATAGATGTTCATTTCTCTACCACCGCAAACACGCAGTTTCGATGGGGTGATTGTATATACATTGCTGTTTCCAAGCGGCGAAATGGTATAGTATTTTAACATTTCGCCATCTGTGACCTGTCCCATCCTGTTATAGAGCAGATCGCACATCGTCAGCGCATCAAAATTTGCAACCGGAACTACCGATAACGGACGTGAAGTTCCAACTGTGCCAACCACAAACATATATCCGCTTGGGATTTTAATTGCATTTGCTACACCGGACGGGCTTGTACCTGTATAGTCTGATCCTACGGCGGTTGCGGCATCTGCAAGTGAATATCCTACGCTTCGCCCGTCAATATACGTAAGTAAGTTTCCTGTCCAACTAAAAAACAAAGTATTATCTGATGTAGCTTCAAAGCGAGCGCCCTGTTCATACCCTTTTGCGATATACGCTGTTGCCGACACAATGCTGGTTAGACTATCGTTTATATCATCTGCAAGATCTTCAATATCTTTATCAAGTTTATCATTGGATTTGCTGTTTAGGATAACCATTCTCGCAGATACGTTTGATACTGTTGTACCACTCGGAACTGAATAACGGAATACAATTCCATCAGCATCTGACGGTATTGTAATAACTCCAGAATCGTCTACGATTTCGCTTTTAGTATTTACTCCGTTTTTGTAATACAAAATCTTTCCTCTGAGTTTCGCAGAATCACTTGATTGGTATTCTACCTGATATGTTTTCCCTGCTTCTATCCCCTTTGGCAAAGAAGTTTGTGAATTAATAACGTTAACAATCGCTTCGCCCGTAGATGCAGAAGCAGAGTTTGCTGTCACAACAGGCCCGTCCCATGTAAACGTTACGCCATTTGATGTTTTTCCATTGAAAACGCCTTCAGCCAGAAGAATATCATACGAATTATAATCCATCTGAATCTTTGGCACACAGTTTGACGATGGTGTAATCTGATGTCCTGAATTGGCGATAAGGGAACGGACAGCAATCCATTTGCAACCGTTTGGAACTGTTTCTCCCTCGATATTGTTTTTTATAGTACGACTTGAGTTATACGTTGTTACTCCGCTTGCTGGTTTTGTTGTGAAATATCCATATAAATCAAACGTACCCATTACGCTTATCGTTTCGCTCGCCTTTACTCTGAAACACACAAGTTTTGTTGTTGCGGAATATTCAACCACGCCACTTGCGTTTATGGATGCGTTGTTTATTTCAATTTTTTCGCATTGCAACACATCACCGACATAATCAAATCCGAAGTTCAAAGCACTCTTTAAGTCAGAAACGTCCCCGCTCAAAGTCGTATAGTCAGAAGGGATACTGGCCAGCACTTCCGCGCCTTTGTCGCCTACCGCGCCGATCTGCTGCGTACCTTTCTGCTCTACCAGCCGCACCTGTGCCGCGCCGGTTTCCACGATGGAATCCGCGATATCCTTCGCTTCATCCCGGTAATACTCCGCGCTGTTTTCATAGTATGGACTTTCGCTTGTTACCGGCGTTCCGTCCTGTTCCCCGACCGCGAAGCCCTCCGCCTTGAGAGCGCTGTCCGCTGCGGCCTGTCCTACTGTGGCATATCCAGCCATCAGCGTTGCGAATTCCTCTTCCGTCCCGGTGTAGCCTTTGCTCTTCGCGTAGCCGTATGCGGTCGCTATCCCGAGATCTTTTGTAATCGCCGCCATTATCCCACCTCCAATATCAGATGTCCGTCTTCGTCGATGTCAAAGTCCGTTTCCGCCGCCGGAGTTCGCGTATAAATCAGATGCCCGGAGCTGTTCATCTCGATAAACATATATCCGGAGATGTTCGCCGCCTGTTCCGCTTTATCCGCGTCCGCTGCCGCCGCCTGAGCTTCCCTGATTGCTCTGTCTCTCGCGCTTTCCGAGGCTTCCTGCGCAGCCTCAGCCTTTCCTTTCGCAGTTTTAGCGGCGCCCTGTGCCCGTTCCGCGGCCCGCTGCGCCGTTTCAGCGCTTCCCTGTGCACGTTCCGCGGCTCCCTGGGCCCGTTCTGCTGCTCCCTGCGCGGCTTCCGCTGCCGTTTTCGCCGCGCCGGTGTTCACGACATCCTCCGCCGTCTGTGTGACAGCCGCGTTCAGCGCCGCAATAGCCTGCGTGATAATGTTCTGCTGTACCGGCGTCGGCTCTTCGCTTGTTGGTTTCCCGCGTTTCTTGACGATGATCTGACAGTGATATACCGTCTCCCCGTCATCCGCTCCGCTGTGCAGAAATACCCAGACGTGTATATTTTCCCCTGACTGCAGCAGCGCGTCCGGGATATCCACGCCGGTTTCATCTCCCAGCTTTGTTACCGTTTTCCCGCGTTCCGCGTTTGAGAAGTGCACCTCATAGGAACCCGGAAGGCCCGTCCCGTTAAAAACAAGCCGCTGCCCGTAGTCGTATTGATAAATCGGCCCTGCGATGGTCACGCAGCCTTCCATCAGCATAGCCCTGACGATGTTTTCCCTCATTCGGTTTTACCTCCTCCCCCTCCGCCGGATGCCTTCCCTCCGGTGATTCTGTTTATCCATTCTTCCATGGTTTCATCTCCCGCGATGTTTTCCGGTCCTTTTATTCCCCGCATCGCCGCGGCCCTGACCATGGCCAGTTCTGTTTTGTTTACCCGCTGATACGTTTCCTCGTATTTCTCCGCAATCGGCGCGAAGAATTCTTCCATCCTGTCGACGATTTCCGGATCTTCTCCTCGCCTGTGTGTTCCGCAGTATGCGTCCCAGAACATCCGGCCCACCATACTGGTTGCATCAATCCCGCGCTGGATAAATTCTTCCGTTACGCTCAGATTCCGGAGGATGTGACCGACCGCGTTTCTCCCCAGATTGGCCTTGTTCGTTGTCACGCTGTTTTCCTGATAACACCACAGATACAGCGGAGCCTCTGACAGAATCTTTCCGACGCGCTCAAACGGCACAATTTCATTCAATACCGCGTTAAATGCTGAATCTTCTCCGTAATACAGCCGTTCATCGAACCGCATATGTTCCCGGTTCAGCATTTCCCGCCGGTATACCCGGCCATGAATCCAGATGAGATTCTGCCCCTGCAGCATAACCGCGTATTGATCTGTATCCCGGATGTGGCTGTTCTCCACGTAAAACGGCGACCACAGCATGTCTATTTGTTCAATTTCATCCTTTTTCAGGAGGGTAATGATATTCCGCAGCGCATAGATGCTCGCGAACATATCATCGAAGTCGCAAAACATAACCCAGTCCGCTGTGCTGTAGTCTATGCCATGGTTCCGCGCCGCGGATACGCCCGCGTGCTCGATCGCCCTGTTCACAATCGCGAAATGATATCCCCGCAGCGCCTCATCCGGAATCGCGTTTTCCTTCCCGTCGTTTACCAGTATCACGCGAAAATCCGACAGACTGATTCCGCGCTGCATCTCGATGCTGTCAAACAGCTTCCGACCCGTTTTTTCGAAAGGCTCTTTATAATGCGTAATGATGATGTCAAGCAGCATGCGTTATCCTCCCGCCTATGCTCTGGCCCGTCCGATCTGCACCTGTACGGTTCCCGGTTTCACCCGGAAAATCACTGTCAGCTCCGTATATTCCGTGTAGACCTGTCCGTCTTCCGTCCGGATCGCGTCCAGATCTTCGAAGTCCGCTGCTACTTCGCTGATTTTCCGGTTTTCGTTTTCAAGCTGGATAAAGAGCCTGTCATCCGTGTTCAGGATAACCGTAAAGCTGGCCTGATGTTCTTTCGCCAGTTCTCCCCTGACCGTTTCTATAATCATGCTTTATCCCTCCTCCTCATCCGCGTTTTCCTGTCCCTCCGCCCGTTTCCGCGCCTGTTCCGCTTCTTCCCGTTCCCATGCTTCAATGCACCGGTTCAGGTTCTGCACCGCTCTGGCGACCGGAATACCGACTTCGTTCACAAGTCCGACCGGAACCCGGATGTCATTCAGGATTTCAATCGTCGCCCTGACTACCTCTTCCACCGTGACCGTGTTCTGTTCCATTTTCTTTCCCCTTTCTTACCAGAAGACTGTTTTCGAAGAACCTAAAGCGTCCGAGTTTCGTACCATGTACCATCTTGAATCCGAATAGCCGATTGCGTGATAATGTCCATCAGATTCGTACCTGTAGAGCTGTCCCGGTATCACGCTTTCCACCGCGCCCGCCCGGTATCTTGTCAGGGTTATGCTGTTCGTATGCGGATCAGGCGGAGCCGTGATATCCATCTTGAGCGTGAGCGTACCGCCTGAAGTCGAACCATTCGTTCTGCGTCTGACCCGTATCGTATTTGTGCCGTTGTCCCATCCGTCGGCGCTCATTAAAAATTCAAATTCCCGTCCTGTCCCGCTGTCCGGACTTGGAGCGTTTGTCGTGATTGTCATAATATTTGAATCATCGACATACTGAGAGCCTGCTTTATCCCAGACTGGAGCCTGTACCTTTACCGCGTTCTGAATCGCCGGAGTGGCTGCCGTGATCGCGTCCGAAGCATCCGCGATGAGTTTCAGTCGCATTGTCCCGTTTCCGGATGCGTCAGAAGCCTTTGATCTGACCCGGATGATATTTGTGTATTTCCCTGTTCCGGAATCGTATAACCATCCGTTTTCCGCGATGGTATATGTATATGATTTTGCCCACGGCGCCGGCGCTGATGTAGTGAGCGTTTCCGTATTCGTATCGTCTACGGAATCTCCGCTTTTCGCGAAAGCCTGACTTACGCTTACGGCGTTCTGGCCCGCTTCGTATATTGTGCTCGCGTCCACTGTGGTTTTCGCGAGCTCCGTTCCGCTCGAGCTCCCCAGCTTCATGCTCACGGTCAGCGTTTTTGCGGATGCGTTCCAGCTTCCCTGCGTTACATACAGCGTTTTGCTTTCCGTCAGATCCGCGGCTGTTCCGCTGCTGTCTGTTCTTCCGCTTGTCTTGACCGAAAATGTCCGATGATCCGGAAGGTTCCCCGTGACCGCGTTCCATGTCGCTTCATTCAGGGTAACATCCTCCCGCCCCGCTCTTCTCGCGTCCCTTACAAGCGTAGTCGCGTCTACTTCAAGCTGCGCGTATGCTGTTCCGGAGGAGGTTCCATATCGGAGATATACGTTCGTCTTGTTATTGCTGAAGTTCGTTCCGCCCGCCAGATACCACGTATCTTCCTGAGCCGCTCCGCTGACCGGATTCGTCGCGTCCGTCGTATATGTAAATGTCCGATGGTCGTTTAACGTCTGCTGCCTTGCGTCCGCTGTAAAGGCTTTCACCTTGACGCTGTTCTTTGCCGCCGCGACACCGTTTATATACGTAGTCGTAGCGGCTATATTAAAATTTGTGATATGGTTCGCCGTGTCGCTGGTTGCGACCGGATCTGAAAGCGTGAGGATGATCTTCCCCGCGTCTGCTCCCGTTCCTTCCTCCGCTATGATTTTATGATAATGGTCTATGTTCAGCGTCGTTGAGCTGTTCCCGAGGAAATGCCCCTCCGCAATCGATCCGTTCGTCCCCAGTGTGAGAGCCTGATTGTAGAATTGCGTTCCCCGGAAGTACAGTGAGCCGCTGCCGCCTGAACTGTTGCTGCCGATGCTGAGCTGTGTCGTCGCGTAGACTATTCCGCCCGTAACCGCGTCCCCGTTGAAAGCGTCCGCGTTGATCAGTGTTGCTTTCGTCGTGCCGGTTTTCAGATTTGTAATCTGCGCTTCCGTCGCTGTGATTTCCCCGTCGACGTATACCTTGACTTTCTTCTTATTGCTCCCGCTGCCGATAACAACCCTGTCCGCGTTCAGTTCAAGCTGGCTCTGGTTGATGCCGTCCACAATCGCGCTGAGCTTGATGCTGGCCGATGAGCCTTCGCCCTCAACTACGAGATTGATTCTCCCGGCCTGTACCTGTATATCCGTTCTCAGGCTCGATGTCGCGTCTTCGAATTCCGCTCTCAGTCCGGATGCGGATACCTCGAATTCCCCGCGGAGGCTGCTCATTCCCGCCACGAATTCGGCCCGCAGTCCGGAAGCTGATACCTCGAATTCGCCCCGGAGGCTGTTCACCTCATCCGTGAAGTCCGCTCGCATGTGCGAGGCGGTTACCTCGAATTCCCCGCGGAGGCTGCTCATGCCCGCGATGAATTCCGCCCGCAGCCCGGACGCGGAGATTTCGACTTCACCCCGGAGGCTGTCCACCATATTGTCGAACTGCGCTCTCCAGTGGCTTTCCGTCGTTTCGATCTCCGCCTTCATGGTAATGATTTCGTCTTCAGTCGCCATCACGCGTTCATGTATCCCGTACCCGTCCACGATGATGCTCGCGACCCGGCTCCAGTCCACGCCTGACGGCCCCTGTCCGATGATTGCTTCCGCAACCATTCCGACATGGCTTTCCGTATCGATAAACCATGCGTGGTCTTCGCCTTCTTTTTTCGCTGCCGCTCTGCCGCTTCTTCCGCCGCTCTTCGACTGATTGTTGATAATCGTCGCGACGTCTTCCATCGTGTTCGACAGCGTGACCGTGATATTCTCCGGTTCGTTGATCTTGTCCCGGTACGCGAGTTTCACAACCCGCTCCGCCATCGTCGTATTGAATTCCGGCAGGGGCACCCTGCAGACAGTCCCGATGCGGATATGGTCGAGGCTTTCCCCCGTGGCCGCGCTCATGTCCACGCCGCTGATGGTAATGGTTACAGCCGGGTCGCTGTGCCGTCTGAGGCGTTCCGTCGCCCATGCGAGGAGTTCCGCTTCCGTCTTCTTGCTGTTTTCCGTTTCGGTCTTGCAGATAATCCCCCAGGTATTTTCATTCCTGCTGATATAATCGCCGGTGATATGGATGTTATTCTGTCCAATCGGGTACAGTCTCGTATACATCCGACTCCGGTCTATGGTTTTCCGGACGCTGCTGATGTTCCGGCTCATCCGCATTTCACACGCGGTCGCTTCACTCTTCTCCCGGATATACAGCTTGAAAGGGATCTCTGTCAGGTCGTATTCCCAGCAGCTGTCTTCCAGTGCGCTGCATACGGTTTCCAGCGCGTCGAAGAGGCTGTCCCCGTTGAAATTGAATGGAGCGCTCACGTTGTAATCAATCCCGCCCAGCGTCCACAGGTTCGTTTTGGAAAGGATGTATTCCGCGGCTTCCTCCGCTGTGCACTCCGTCGCGCCTGTTGTTCCGCTCATGTCCGCCGGTGTCACTTCCCCGAACATGATTGTATCCTTCAGTGTGCTGATGATGTGTTCCAGCGTGACCGTCCGCGCCTGATTGCCGTAGTCCTGATCTACTGTTTTCGCTCTCCATACAATCCCCGCCCCCGGTTCCGTGTTGTCAATGAGCCAGTCGCCCACCGCGATGGCCGGAGCGCCGTCTCCGATCTTCATCGAGGCGGTGCTCTCCCTCTCCGCCAGATTCAGGCTCATGCTGTCCGGAGTAAACCGTTCCCCCGGCGCCAGCGTTTGCCCCTGCAGCTTAAACATTTATAAGAACCTCCCGACATGGCTCACCGTCAGATTCCCGGCCTTTTGCGATGTCATGCTGATATTCTGCGTTCCCGGTTCAACAAACAGGTCGTCCGCTGATTCCGGTGTACGTTTGTCCATCGCGCTTCTGTATGTTCCGCCCGCGTTCTTGATCCTGATCCGCAGCGTACCGTCGTTTTTGTGATCGATTTCCAGCGTTTCGTTATTCGCAAGCCCGAGGGAAGAAAACGCGATTGTGCTTCCGCCCGTCGTGATTGAAAATGTATCCGCTGTGCTGCCGCTGGTGTTCTTGAATTCCACGTCCATCACCGTTCGCACGCTGCCCTTGATGGTTTCCGCCTGCGCGTTCAGGCTGCTGATGTTCGTCTTCGTGATGGTATTCGCGGTCTTTTCCCGCCAGTATGGTACGCCGTAGGCCCTGAACGTGATGGAATAGATATTCGTCCGCTGCCACTGATCCCCGGCCCCCGGCGTCTGTGCGCAGATGACGTATAGCCGCCGGTTGGACTTGTAATTGACTTCCAGCCAGCCTCCGCCCGCGGCCCAGCTATTGACCTTCTCGAAAATCTCGCTCCGGGTCTGCATGCTGTCCCTTCGGACGTTCAGCGCGAATTTGACCGTTACGTCCAGCGTGTCCCTCCGCCGTTTTGTGACATACTGACCATCTCTCCCGCCAAAGGAAACGGCGGAGATTGCCTCTTTCCCCGCCGCCTCTTCAATGCCTTTGATAATGATCCGGCTGTCCACCGAATCGAGCTGAACCCCTGCCAGCGATACCCTGTGCGCAAGCTGCATTTTCCCGCCTCCGTTCCGGTTCTCTGGCCGCTGGCCAGCGCCGCCTTATATGATGTCTCTCGCGATTTCCTGTGATACATACGGCGCGACGATCCTTCCGACCGTCTGCCCGTCCATGGTGATTCTCAGTTCGCTGATGCCTTCCCGGACGCCCGCTTTCGCGTCCTTCCCGACGTTTCCGAGAGCATCCGCGAGGTTCCGCATATCTCCGCCGGTGATGCCGTTTTCATCCGGCCTCCCGCCGTTCTGCCACATTACCGGATCAAGCCACCATGAGGATGGCAGGTCTTCCAGACCCGTTCCGCCGTCTTCCAGTTCATCCAGCTTCCGAATGACGTTGTCCCATACGTCGCCGAATTTCTCTCCGAAAACGTCCTGCATATACCAGAAGGCTTCTTCCTCTTCCGTCGGCTCATCGCCGTTGCTTCCGCCTTCTCCGGAACGCCTGTAGGCGTCCCACCAGTCCTGCAGCGCTTCGTCGTATTCCTTCGCGTTCTGCATCCATGCGGGAAGGTCGCTTCTGATCTCTCCGCCGGTTTCCGCGATTCGTGCTTCTTCTTCCCGGAGCTTCTTCTCCGCTTCCCTTTGTGCCGCGGCTTCCATGGCCTTTTCCAGCGCTCCGGAAATGTTCGTCAGAAGGCTGTCCACCTGACCCGGGTCTAAATCCTGTTTCTCCCAGTACCGCTGCAGCAGGTTCCACGTATCCCAGCCGTCCGTGATCGGCGCGAACTGTTTTATCATGCTGTACAGTTCCGCTTTCTGCTGGTTCTGCCGTCCCTTCAGGCTCATCAGCATGTTATCGATTTCATCCGTCGGCATCGCTCCGGTCGATCTGAACTCTCCGCCTGCCACGTGTTCGATACCCAGCGCCTTTGCGGATTTCCGGAAGAACTGCGCGTTTTCGCTGTTCTTTTGCCTTTCGAACTCCGCTTCCCGTTCCGCTGCCAGCTTCGCCTGTCGTTCTTCTTCGATGAGGCGCCGCGCTTCCAGAATCTCTTCTTCCCGCTGCTTCCGCTCTTCCGCTTCCGCTTCTTCCGCGTCCGCGAGGATATATGCGTCCGCTTCGAGCTTCACTGCCGCGTTTGTCTGCATCCGCTTGCTCTGTTCGGCTCTTCTTTCCTCTTCTATCCGCTTCGCTTCGGCGATGGCTTCTTCTTCCTGCCGCCGCTTTTCTTCCAGTTCGGCTTCCATCTCTGCGCGTTTCGCCGCCTGCGCAGTCTGAGCCGCTGCCGCGTCCATGGCCGCCTGCAGCGCCGCGTCCGCTGCCGTCTTCGCCGTTTCCGCTTCCGCTTCCGCCTCTTCCGCGTCCGTTTCCGCTTTTTCCTCTTCCTTTTCTACGACCTCCGCGACCTGTTCCGCCTTCTCCGCTTCTTTCTCCGTCTGGCTCGCTCTGGCTTCCTCCGCCTGCAACAGCGCGTCCGTGATGTTTTCCAGCAGCGCCACGACTTCGAACGTATCTAAATCCTGATTCTCCCAATATCGCTGCAGCAGATTCCATGTATCATTTCCTGCCGTAATCGGCGCGTATTTTTTTATATCGTTGTACATTTGCGCTTTTTGCTGGTTCTGCCTTCCCTGCAGCCCCATCAGAAGATTATCCATTTCATCCGTCGGATTCATGTTCAGGAAGAGGCCCGTAATATCATGCGCGAAGGTTCCGTCCGCGTTCCTCCGCGGCCCCAGCGCCGCCGCTGCCAGCTTCGCCCAGAATGTATTTTCGTTCGGCCCGCCGTTCTGCGCTTCGATCTTCTCCGCGCTCGATGTGCGGAAGTCCATCTCCGCAATCCACTGCGCTTCATTCTGCCGCTGCTGCAGGATCGCCGGAGCGGTCGCCGCCGCGATGACCGCCGCGTCCGTCGCCACCATTGGAACCGCCGTCTTCACCGCCGCTTTCAGGCTCGCCCAGAATCCTGCTCCTGCTCCCGCCGCGGCTCCCGTTCCGGTTCCTGTTCCTGTCCCGGTTCCGGTTCCCGTTCCTGTCCCCGTCCCGTTTCCGAGTAGCCCGTTCAGACCGTTCAGCCCTTTGAAGGCTTTAATCGCTTCGATCTGTGTCAGGATACCGCTCAGTTTCCCGGCGACGGCTCCCAGCTTCGCCAGCAGCCAGAATCCGAATATCGCTTCAAACGCGTGTTTTACCGCGCCCTGATTGTCTATCATCCACTTCAGCGCGTCTTTGACCTTTACAAGGATATCTCCCACCATCCTTGTGAGCGGATCATCGCTGTTCTGCAGCTCTTCGCCCACCTGGCCCATGGTATCAAGCGCCGTCCGCAGGATTTCCCCGATTTTCGTGAAGAAGTCTTCTATGTTAGTCCGAAGGTCTTTCAGCGCTTTTTCCCGCTCTTCCGGCGTCTGAGCGTTCAGGAAATTGCTCAGCGCTGTCAACCCTCCGCTGATGCTTGTCTGCAGGCTCAGCACATGCGGAGCAAACGCGGCGGAGATTTTATCATCGATTCCCTTCCACATGGTTTCAATTTCCGCCGTCTTCTGGTGTACCGTCGAAAGATTTTCAATATCCTTCTCGCTGAGCCCGAAGCCGCCCTTGTCGAGCTTCTCCGCCTCTTCCGTGACGGTTTTCCAGTTATTGATAAACCATTCCGCGTCCTGTGCCTTCTTCGCGCCGAAGATTTCCGACATGGCGTCGTCCCATGATCCCGCCGCGACCATCGCTTCCCGCTGCTCCGCCATGGCCTGAATCACGACCCGCGTATATTCGAGGTCGTCGCGGTAATTCTCTTTCGATACGCCGAAGATCTCCGTGATTTTCTTTTCTTTGCCGCCGTACGCGAATTTATTCACCAGTGAGATGAATTTATCAAAGTTCCCCGCGCTCGCTTCAATCGCGTTGTTCCACTTCTGTACTTCCGTTGTCGAAGTGTTGTAATAGCTCGCAAGGTCTGTCCAGTTATTCGCCCGCGCCGCCGTTTCGGAGATGTTGTCCCAGATCGCCGCGAACGTTTTCTGTATCGTCGCCGTGATTCCGGAGAAGATTCCCTCGATGGCGCCGGAAACCTTGTCCCCCGTCTGGCTGATGGACAGCAGCGCGTCCGCTACGCTCTTTGTAGCCACGACGGCCCCGGCTGCGTCATCCTTCATCTGCTTCAGCCCGGTTCCCGCGTTTTTGACGCCTTCTCCGAGGTTGTCCAGCTCGTTTTTCATATTTGCGAGGGACGTTCTCGCGTCGTTGAGCTTCTGCTCCCATTTCGCGATGGCTTCTTCGTTATCCGCGTATTTTTCTTTGACTTCCTGCAGCGCTGCCCGATAGGTCTTTACGACCTTTTCCTGCTCCTGAATCTGCTTCTTCAGGTTCCCGGCCTTGACCGCTGCTTTCTGCTGTTCCGTCGCGTTCTTCCCGAGCTCCGCGGTTTCAGCTTTCATTTCGCTCCTGAGCGTCCGGAGATTTCGCTGTGCGTCCTTCAGAGATGCGCTGTATTCTTTTTCGCCTTCAAGGACGATCTTCTGTCTGATTTCGTTTGCTCCCGCCATTTTCCCCGGCCTCCCGCGTTCCGCTCCTTCGCTTTATATCTTCCGCTGCGTCTTTCCGCCCGCCATCCGGACGTCATATCTCAGCCGCATGATATACATGTCCAGAATGTATCCCGGCTCCATGTTCTCCGCTTCCCTGTGGCCTATTCCGGCGATTTGTGCGTATCCGTAATATTCACGTACCCGCATCCCTCGCCGGTTTATCCGTTTTTTTCCTGTGCCTCAATTTCTTCCATGTATTCGTCGTGAACATCGTCATCCGCTTCGTTTCCGCCCACGGTTTCCGCCTTCATGGCTTCTTCCGTCGCTTTTCCCATGACGATGGAAATTTCATTCAGATCCGCCAGCGTGCATCCGTCGATGGCCCCCGGCTTGACGTCTTCCGGAAGTCCTTTCGCGTGCTGGCCTGCGTTGGCCATGATGGCGAAGATCTTCTTGATATCCTTGATCGTCCGCTTCCCGCCACCGCGGATCATCTTCAGCGCCGATTCAACGTCGCCGTATTCGTTTTCCAGTCCTTCCATGGTGTAAACCGTGATTCTCAGGTCGTATGTCTTTCCCTTGATTTTAATCTCCGCCATTTCTGTTTCCTCCGCTGCCTTTTGATCTGTTTTCGGATGCTTTTCCCGATACAAGAAACAAGGCGGAAGGTTGATAT